CTTCTCGGGTTGCAAGCGCTCGAATACAACGAACAAGACATCATCAGAGCGTGCATCTCGGCGGCGCGGTCAATGGCTCCTGATTGCCCGGACTCTTACATCGTTGAGGAGTTGATGTTTAACGCGCTCAAGCAGCCGCTTAACGCCTTAAAAGCCTTTGAGACGTACACGGCAAAGGTAGCGGCGTTCAACAAGAGCGGGTGTCTGTTCACGCTTCAATACGAGAAGTATCACGACGTTGCGCTGATCATCGGGGCAAAGGCCGCGATTGAGACCGGGATGATCGATATGGCGCTCGTGATTCTGCGGGATGTGAAGGCCACGACGATCACGACGTGGGCGGCGGATGAATTGATAAGAACACTCGCGCAAACGCAACACGCAAATGTCTTAAAACGCTTCGAACCGGCTATTCTTAAGCTCGCCGATCACGAACGGATCAATCTCTCGCCTTACTACTCTCGGTTGTACGGTGAAGCCAATCATGAGATGGCTACCAAACGCAAGAAGATCGCAATCATCGTCGCGCCGGGCCTCGCTTCATTCCTCCACGGCGTGCGGCACGAACTCGCGCGGGATTATATCGTGCAGACGGCGGTGGTAAGTGACATCGAACACGCGAAGCAGTACATCGACTGGGCCGATCTCGTTTGGTACGAATTCGGAAACGAACTCGCGATCGCCGGGACAAACAAGTATCCGGCAAAGAAGACCATCATCCGCGTACACGCTTACGAGGCTTACAACGGATTCCTGAAGCAAATCAACTACAACAACGCCGATTGTGTGATGTTCGCAGCGGATCATATCTATGAGCTGGCGAAAGAGATCGTGCCTGCGGATAAAGTCGCTCTCGTGCCGATGGGCGTGGATACCAAACGATTCAGCTACGGTAACCACGGGACCGGATACAAGATCGCATTCGCCGGGCATATCAACGCGCTGAAGAACCCGATGATGATGGTGCAGATAATGAACCAGCTCGCGCGGTTGGATCCCGGATACGAGTTATTCTGGGCTGGCGAACTCCAAGACATCCGGCTCTGGCAATACCTCAAACACATCATCACACAGCTTGGGCTGGAACGTAACATCCACTTCGTAGGGCATCAAAAAGACATGAACGCCTTCCTCGAAGATAAGAACTATTTCCTCTCGACATCCTACACCGAAGGGACCGGCATGGCAATCCTCGAAGCGGAGAGCAAAGGAATTAAACCGATCATCCATCACTTCTGGGGAGCAACCGACGTGTATCCCGAGGAATACCTGTACAACACCGTAGACGAGGCCGTGCGGATGATCCTAAGCAACCAGTACGACAGCGAAGGATACCGTAAACACGCCGAGGAACATGGGGAAGAAGCGCAATTGAACGCGATCAAAGACATAATTGCAAACCTATTAACCGAATCACAGGAGGTGAAAACGGTGTGACAAAAGAAGTTCTGATCCTGCCTTTCCAAACCTTCTACGATTCTCGATACGGCAGGGTTGAACACTCGAAGAGAATCGCGGAACAACTCAAGAAGAATCTCGACCGGAAGATTGTGCCGTATCCGATACCAGTACTTCTGTCTCACGAGAGCAAAGGTGGCAAGTACGGGGAGATTAAGGCATTGCGGATAAAAGATGAGGGGCTCGCCGCGGATATCGAGTTCACTTCGGAAGGTGAGAAGCTAATCAAAAGCGGCCGGTATGACTTCTTGAGCCCTGCCTATCACGACAACTATATCAACAAGACGACCGGGCAAGAGGAAGGGCCAACACTTTTGGAGATATCGCTGACGCCTATCCCGGCACAACCCGGAATGCAACGTATCACGCTAACAGACGCGGATGGAGAACACAACTTGATAACCTGGAATGTAGAGATTGACATAGAGACGGCCTATGGAAACAACGACAAAGGAGCTAAGAGAATGGCAGAAAACGCGAACGATTTTGCTGTTGTCAAGCGCTACGAAGAAGAACTCGCAGCCTTGAAAACGCAAAACAAACAGTTTGAAGAGAAGCTGAAAGCTCAAGAGGAAACGCTTACCAAGCAATTCGACGAGCAGATAAAAGAGAAAGACGGCCAGATCAAGAAGCTCAGCGATGATCTGGAAACAATGCAAAAAGAGAAACACACGATGCACGTGCAGCAATGGAGCGACGGCTGGCTCGCGAAGAGCAAGGCCCCCGCGCTTGTGAAGATGCTGGCAGATAAACTGGTCGAGGATCCTAATCAAGAGAAGTTCTTCGAATCAATCCTCGAAACATCGACAACCGTCCCGACGAAACGCTACGTAGGATTATCCGATTCCGAAGAAGCGCCTAAAGGGGTAGACATTGACAAGCTGGCTAAAACGTTCGCCGGCGTGGAGGTGAAATGATGAGTTTGAAAACCGAAGGGTTTGAAAGCGGATACGAACTGATGGTATCCGTTGCAACAAACGCGACGCTGTCCGCGAAACAGGTGATGGGATGGGATAACCTCACGGGGTTGTACAAAGCCACTCCTACGGCGGTGACCGTTACGACCACGATGGCGACGAGCACAGCCACAGCCTTAACAGCAGCCACTTACGCGATCGAATATGGTTCTCCCGCGATACTATCCGTATCAGTTGGCACGTCTACCACCAAGATCACGACGAACTACTCGACGAAGGTCATCACGATATCGAGCCATACGAAAAACGCAGTTATCAAAGTTGGTTACAACATGTACACCTACGAACCGTGCGCGGTGCTCTCCGAAGATGTAGATAAAAACCAAACGATCGGATACGCGAAGACTCTGCTCAACGGTGTAGTGGCCGATTCTGATCTGTACGGCACGCTGAGCGCGGACACAAAAGCGAGACTGGCGAAGAACGGAATCATTGTACTTGAAAGAGAAGGGGTGACGGCGTAATGGCGACGTTCAACAGTGCTACCTGGACTACGTTATTGACTAAAGTATTGCAACAGATGAGGGATGAGCCGTTCTTTCTCACGCAAATGCTTGGATCCAGTAAAATATTCAGCCCGACGACCACGATCAAATGGCGAATGATCACCACTTCCGGCAAGATGAGCTCGATCGGATTACGTGACGATCCGGCGCGCAATATTGATTACAAGAACACCGCCGAAGACATCACCGTGACGCCGCCCCAAATCTTCGAACGCGACAGCATCGAATCGACGGAAGCTTTGACTTCTTCGTTTAATCTGAATGAACTTGCAAACCTGAATGACGCTTCGGATATCACGCGTTCCTTCGCGTATTCCTACGGCGTTAAACTCCAGGGGCTTCGCGATCGGCTTAAACGCCGTATCGAGTATATGTTCGGACAACTCCTCCTGACTGGGAAAATCAGCTTCACAACGACTGAAAGAACATTTGAGCAGGATTACAGAATCAGCACAACCGGGAAACTTGCGGTGAGCAGTTCAACGGACCCGCTCGAACTTATCGGCGCGGAATGCGAGACGTTCGCGCAAACACTCGGGATGTGGCCGAACGTTATCCTGATGACCCCGTGTCTTGCGCGCGGGATTATGAACCACTCAAAAACAGAAAAGTATATCAGCAAAAACAATTACAACTTTGGGTTGCTTAAGCCTCGGTTTAATTCGCCAAGCGT